ACACCACTAGGAATATTGACATCGGCAACAGCAGTAAGATTAATATTATTACCTGAAATAGTGAGATCGGTTCCATCGCCCTCAATCTTCTCCCCGTCATTTCCGAAAGTTAAGCCAATATCAGCGGGAATGTTAATATCTGCGCCGGATACAAGGTAGAGGTCTGTACCGTCGCCGTGGATATATTCTCCACCCTCATCGTTAAGATACAACCGCTTAGTGCTGTCAATAACAACATCATCACTAAACTTAAAATGGTCTTCATCTTCCATCCACGTAAGGACACCATCATTTGATTCTCCATCAAAGGTAACTGCAATATCTGTACCGGCAGTTCCATCACCAATCGTAATAGCCGTACCTAACAGCTTAGTTACATCGCCACCTTCAGCAGAAGTACCGTCATGTGAATGGCCTGAATCAGCAGTAAAGGCTAATACCAGTTGGTCAAATTCATCATTAGAATCTGCTGCTTGAATAGTATCGCCGTCCGTAAATGTAGACTGTCTTGTATAGGTATTACCCATTATCTATCCTTTTTATCGCTGAACACCGGGAGTAAATTCTAGTTGAAATCCATTTAATACAAATGGTGCCGACCCAGTATCCTCATCAATTTTAATTGCTACAGCAAAACCACTACCTTCAATTGGCTGTCTAATTAATGGAGTACCACTTGCACCATATACTGCCGTACCATACACAGTTGTAGCCAATCCATATGTTGCAGCACCGGCACCCTCAGTAATATTATATACAGCAGGTTGCGGCACCCTAAAATCATCAAAATCATATCTAACTCTAAGCTCTGCTGACAATGTGCCTTCTGTAGTGTAATTAGAAATCAACCGTTGAAAGTTCTTCCGTACTCCAGCATCACCAATAATAATATCAGGGGAACGATAAAATGATTTAATATTAGTACCATGAAAAGTGTTACCGTTTTCTTGTTGGTATACAAAACCATCATACCCTCCGTGTACTACTACCTCTATCGCCCCTATATAAAAGGAATCTGCACAGGAAGGTTTTAGTCCTTTTATATCACCCCATTGATATCCTATTCCACCCTGTTGTCCTTCTTTAATTGTACCTACAACACCTAATTGATTAGTTTCACCACCGACTGCCTTTGGGAAAAATAATCTATACTGTGATTTTTCTCTTACAGTGACCGAACTAATATTATCAAAACTAAGGGCATCAATACGCTCTTGGATAGCCTTACTTACTGTTCCTAATTCAACGTCACCAATTTTAGTTGTACCGGCGATTGTACGCAATCCATCAGGAGCAAGGTAAATAAGATCACCTGCTACCTCTTGAACAGAATGCTTATCCCTACACCCTATTTTAGTTGTTACTGGCACTACAACAAAATCAGCAGCACTCGTACCTTGCAAAGCGTATATACTATCTGTGCAGAAAATAAATAGCCTATCTCGAAAGCCACGTATTGCAACAATAGTATCATTTACATTAATACTACCTGCCCCATTAGCTACAGTAAAATCATTTTCATTAAAAGGTGCAGAGAAAGTAAGTTCTTGAGAAGTAGACTTAGCAAAAAACATATGGTTTCTATGCACTGCTACACTATCAATAGTAGTAGGAAACCCCGTACTGTTTAAAAGAGTATAGGTAGTTCCATCATAAGATGCGGGAGGGTTTACACCATCCACTATACAAATTTTATCTGTACCATTAAAGTTATATCTTGCGTATGTATATTTTTCTGCGCTAGTTCGAGCTTCATCAATCTTAGTCCAGTTAGTAGAGATGATATCATTCTTTACGTATTCCGCTGCACTTGTTCCGCCCTGCGCTCTGCTTACACCAGTAAAAGTCGTAGCTGTTTTACCTGTATAAGCTACCTGCTCTGACTTAATAAATAAAGTACCACTAGCAGCAAAACCAGATGTATCGTTTACTGTGAATGTAGTTACTGCATCAGTATGAGTGATAGTTAAAAAAGTAGAAGTTGCCTTTCCTACAACAGCCCCCCTTGCAGCTATAACATTATTACCAAGTATAACTGTCATAAGAAGTTCATCAGAACCAGTTTTACTTGTTGTACCTAAATTAGTATCATTAAATTCCTTTAATACATATTTATTCGTACCAGCCATTCTACGATAACCGCCCTTAATAGAAGGTTCAAAGTTCTGCAACTGTAATGCGGAACCTGTAGGCTGAGTAAAAGTATCCTTATTTAATACTAAGCCACCATCTAAAGAAATAACTTGCTGTTGTATTTGTGCCATTATTATCCTACAAAACTTTCACTAACCGTTACAACCACATTTAATTTACTCGCTGTTCCAGCAGTAACTACAATAGTATCCGCTGCTTGCATTGCTATAGGGCCTGAATTAAGTACATCTAAAATATCGTCTGCTGCCATGCTATACGTAGTTACAATGGGTGTATCGGTAGAGGATAATACTACTTTAATAGTAAGGTCAACGGCACCACTATGTAGATTATTTACATATAATAGCTTAACTTCTGTTTCAAAATTAGCAGGACAGGTATATACGGTTGTTGCGCCTGTTCCCGTCAGAAGCTGCCCGACTGTACGTAGCCTTGCTGTATTATCTCTAGCCATTTAAAAGTCCTTAACTTGAGCCTACAGACCTTGAAGAAAAGTATTCCGATAAACCGCTTGGTTTCATTACTACAGTTGATCTAACATAATCGGTACGATTAGATAACAAAGACTGCATATTTTTTATGCCTGCTTCAAATCGTCCAAAATTTGCTTGATACTGATCTATTTCACCCCTGTATTGATAAACATAAGCAGTTGCTCCATCAACAATAATAGCGGCAAATCTATCTGGTATTGTAGGAGTATCCGTTGAAGCAGATAAATCAGAAGCAAAGGTAAAATAATCATATTTTACAATATACGTTTTATCTGGATAGGGATAAAGCGCAAAATTATTATCTAGTTTTCGTATCACGCATGTAGGTATTCCACCACTATCAAACTGGGCAACTGTAGTACCATCGGTATGCGTTGTTGCATCTGAACCTCGTGTACAACCAGTAAAGGTAGTAGATGTAGTACCTGTATAGGTTATTTTTTCATTGTCAATTTGTATAGTACCAGTAGAAGAAAAATCAGAAGTACTTACTACTGTAATAGTAGTAGCACCAGCACTAAGAGTGCCCCCCTCATTTAATGTAGTAGTTTTAACAGCCTCAGCACCTTCAATAAATCTATCCACATATTCATAATATGTCAATATATTTAGATTATTGCCTGTTACACTTAAACTACTATCTTCTACAAGCCTGAATGTATTATAGTCTACTACTTTAGCATCTGCAGGTAAAGAGTAGTCTGCTACCCCCGGCGTTACTGTTAGTGCTTTTGTAGTGTGATTAAACGGCCAGTTAAATTCTTTTTGATTAATCCATCTAATTGAATCATTAACAGCATTCTTAGCTAAGGTTTGAATACCACGAGAATTAGCCCAGTTAGCAGAGGTCAATTCTACTTCATTCATTCTAGCTAATACAAAATTTGTTAATGCAAGATAAGTAGCCATAAAATGTTCCTATTATAATTAATAATAGTAATGTGAGTCAGCCGAAGCCAACCCACATCACCATTACATACTACTACGCAAGAGTATCACGATCTACTTCATCAGCAGTCATAACACCTACGTCACTGACATCCATCATAATCGCCCAAACCCGAACCTTACCAGCGGTAGGTGCAGTTGAAGCGGTTTTGATAAGAATATCAATAGTATCGGCACTCTCCGTAATCAGAGGACGGAAATCCGCTGCATTAACAGAGTACGTACCAGCGGCAGTGCCGCTATCTGCGTCAAAACCATCGGCAAAAATATCAGGCTCCGTGCCCGTTACGCCCAGATCAAACGTGGTATCGCTACCAGAATCACCAGACATAGCGGTCATAATTTCCATACCTGCATTAAGCACAACTGTGTCAGCAGGAATAGTAATAGCCTGAATAATATCGCTTGCGGCGTTAGTAACGCCGGTATTAGCCATATTAATAGTATTTTGTACCATGTATGGTTGCCGCCCACGGGCATCCGCGCCGTGAGCAGATTTCAATAGTGCAGTTACTGTTGCCATAATTCTATCTCCTCTTACAGGCCAGAAGTCCACATGGCGTTTACAAGGGCTTCTGGACGAAGAACCTTGCGACCATACAAATGCATTCCACGCACAATATCACCAAAGCTATCAGGATCACGATAACTTTCAGTTTTATTGATCTGTTGCGCGGAAGCTACAGCAGAAGAATGCCCAGCAACAATCACACCAAAATGAGTGGTGCCCGAACTCGTAGTTGAGGTTGGACCCGAACCCTTCTGGGGCAAGTTATTGGACATGTAGACCTTAAAGCCATGAATGTTATTAACAACCAAGCCGTTGCGTAGACCAGACCCGCCCCAATCAGCCTGCAAAAGACGAGAATCCTCGTCCTTCAAAAGCTCACAGAAAACCGGATCAAGTACCAACCAACGTCCAGAAGTATCAACATTCTGTTGGTCTAGCTTACGAGACATCCTAGCAATAATTTGCATAGGAGTAGCGTTAGCAGTAGTGGTATTCAAAGTGTCAGCACCCGTCCGGGGCTTAACAACAATTGAATTACTCGCGGAACCACTGTTAAAGTCAGAAGCATCTAGCTTCATGCTCGACAGTAGTTCATCAGTGCCAGCAGTAGATACCGCTACAGAACCGCTGGTAGACGTATTGACCGTATCGGGAGTACCGTGGAGGGCGGATTGCGTCCAGCCACTGAGATAACCCAAAACATCTTGGTCAAACTGATCCGCCAAACGATACGCAGCACGATCCGTCGCTAGGCTCTGAAAATTCACATGCGAATGAGCTTCCTCAATATCATCGACCTTAAAGGCAAAGTAGTTAGCCTTATCGACTTTGAGAGCAAACTCTTCATCATCTAAATCTTGGGGCTGAATAACCTGCCCACGAGCATATGCTTTTACAGAAATCTCTGGCTCTTTGATGATTTTAACTTGGTCGCCCATGTTAGCAATCTCACCATAATAGTCAGAGTTAGTAATCTCTTCTACTACAGATGCCTTACGAAAAGCAAGTTGCACCTGTTTGGAGAAGATGATGGGGCTGAAATTGCCGTTTGGCAAATTGCCATGCCCCGCTGCTGCCGTGAATGCCATATTGTATTCCTTTCACAAAAGCATAAACAGACGCTAACTTACGATTGTCTTTAGAGGCTATTCTTTTAGGGTGCATGTATTAATATATTTGGCCTAATATACTAATGATGGGCCTAAAATAAAATAGGTAAGTCGTTAAGATAATAGTAGTTGCATAATTTAGTGTTAGTTATGAGTAGTCCTATACATTAGGAGGTCATGTAGTCTAATTGTGCATACTTTTACACACAACCATAGTTATATTAATTTATTCAGATTTGTCAAGGATTATCTTGCTGATCCTGAAACATCGTAAATAAATTTATTAGCTCTTATAGCTTCCATAATATCATCTTTATGTGTCTCGTAGTCATCAGTAGACATGCTTTGTACCTGAGACTCTTTAAGATAATCTGCTGTTTCATCCGATTGTAATCTATTACGTTCAGACTTCTCTGTTACAGCAAAGGCCGCATCATCTTTGTTCTTTTTCTTAGTGGTCTTTTTAATACCCTTGTCTGCTTTATACAGATCAATTGCTCTGGATGCAGCTAATGCATCGCTATCATTTTCATACAGTGCATCTTGAATCCACTTAGGTTGTTCTTCTGCCCATTCGTGAAACTCATCATCACTCCGTATACTGTCAAAATCTGGATGAATTTGCATTAATTGTACTTCCGCTTTATCTCGCTCTGCACCCTCCTGCATTTCATCTATTTCACGTAAACGCTCTTCTAGTCCGTGCGCTTGTTCTTGGGCTTTCTTTGTTGCAATGGTTTCAATAATACCAGCTACATCAGGATATTCTCGCGCCCACTCTTCAATCTCTTGTTCTGATTTAGGTAGCTTTATCTGTTCTTTTGTTACTGTATCTAATTGGGACTCTAGCTTCCTGATCTTTATTTGCAATTCATCTGTTTGTTTTTGCGTATGCCTACGTAAATCACCATATCGTTTTTTAAATGTTTTCTCTTCAGCAGATTTAGGAGCCTCTTCAGCATCTTCTTCCTGCTGCTCCTCTGGCTCATCTTGCTGAGAAAATAATTCTTTTAGTTCCTCTTCTTCTTTTTCAATTCTTTCTTGATTAGAACTTGGTTTTTCAATGAAAGCTTTCTTGGGTACTTCTTGACTTTGTACTTCTTCTACCATAATACTTCTCCTTTACTGGGGCCACCGTGGCTGTATAAATACAGGGGATGAGTAGCCAGCCTATTGGCATATATTTAACGTGTCGCCAATCCACGCCTTCGTGATGGTATCCCTTCCGGCATACGTAATTTAGCAAGTCCACTAGCTATTTCTGGAAAAATTTTACGTAGAACCCGTGCCTCTTCTGTCCCAGAAAATCTCCGTATTAAGTCTTGCTCATCTACAGGAAGTTCCATGTAAGCTTTCTGGGCCTTTGCCTGTAATTCAGTAATTATTTTTTTTCTTGATGCTGACTCAGCCATAATTTTTGCCCTCTTTTACATACAGGATTTTATAATCTACGTTTTTAATAAGCCTGCCTATAATATAACAAAGTGGCTCCCCTGATAATCTTAGAATTTTACCAAGAATAGAACCCTTAATTTTTTTATCTTTTGAATATTGGCTAATAACTTCTGTACCCCAAGCAGTAGCAAGAGGAGCCACAAGTTTACAGGCTAATTTACTTTTTCTCATTAACTTGACATAAGGAACAGCCCAAAAGCGGTAGCCATTTACTGTATACTCAGAAATATATTTATCGGCATAAAAAGTTTCTAAGTTATACAAATCTTTAGACAATAGATTTTGTTTTAATAGTTCTGTACAGATTACTGATCCGTCACCGCCGCCATCACCGCCGCCATCGCCATTGCCGGTATCATCACCGCCGCCAGTACCACCACCGCCTATACCATCGGTGCCACCAGTGCCGCCGCCACCGCCACCACCGGGGCCGGGGCCGCCGGGACCAGTGTCCCCTCCACCCTGACCCGTGTCATCAGTACCAGTGGGAGAACCAACAGTCCCGCCTATACCACTGGTGCCGGGACCGGGGCCGGGACCAGTGTCCCCTTCACCGGGACCGCCACCGGGACCCGTATCATCACTGCCAGTGCCATCGTTACTACCTCCGACACCGGGACCAGTGTCCTCTCCACCGGGACCCGTATCATCGCCGCCGCCTTGGCCGCCACCGCCTATAGCGCCGGGACTAGTCGTATCCCCAGTGGGACCGGTGGTGCCCCCGCCAAACTGATCCGCTATGGCGTTAAACATTTCATCAAGGTTTTCAAATTCGGGAACTTCCGGTGGCCCGTGTCTGCCGCCGGGTTGCTCGGATTCCTCTGGAGTACCCGGAGTGAATATTTCTTCTTCTTCTTTTCGCCCCTCTGATACTGGTCTATCTGCTTCCGGTGTTGTAGGCCCCGGAAATTCAGAAGGTACTTCTGGTTTATCTGGATCAAATCGTACAAAACCTTCTGGGGCCTCAAATGTTTGCCTACCATTAAGAACAGGAATTTGAATAACTTCACCCGCTTCATTCCTAAAGAAATTAATAGAGGTCGTACCAGCAGAAACTGTACCAAAGGAAGGTAGTGTAGGAGTACCTACAGGAGCAGTTGTGCCTGCAACGGGTAAGGGAGTAGTAGTAGGGTTAACTCCTGCTAGTGTAGTGGGCGTAAAAGAAGTAGGAACAGTTAGATTTGCTGTAGGAGCAGGAGCAAAAGTAGTTGATCCTGTAGTTACAGGCTGTCCCGTAATCTGATTAACGGCAGTAATGGGCGTTGTTTGGGGCTGCTGTAAAAAAGAAGTAGTTGGGACTGTTCCCTGAGTAGCAACAGGGACTACGCCGCCGGTTTGAAACGCTGGCATTCCACCGTATCTAGCACTAGGCTCTTCCATTGGCCCAGCTTCGTCGTCTACATACTCTAAGTCAACTACTGAAAAGGGCAAGCCATTAGCATTAAACATGGAATCATTTGGGATTTTAGCCTCATCTGGATTACCAAACTGTCCCATAGCTTCCATCTTTTTATAGCCCATCATGGCTTGATCACGCATTTGCATAAATGCCTCTACGCCATGATAGCGAACTACTTCAGCAGGGATAACCATTTCCCCTTCACTTACATTAGCGGAAATATCGTCACGCACCCCTTCCTGCGTACCTCCAAGAGGAACGGCATTACCGGATTGCGTATCTACACCCCCGCCTTCTTGCAATAGTTCAACATCTTCATCACTATTTTTAAACATTTCCATCTGCTCTTGTATCGCCATTATTTATTCCCCAATATATTTTCCCTTAAATCTTTAAGGTGCTTTAATACTTCAATAGCTCCTTGTGCTTTACACAAAGCTGCATGTTCTTTATCTTGTTCCAAAATTTTATACTGTTGATTAATTAGATAATCTAAATAATTAGTCAAGTTAGTCCACTGACGATTATTATTGAATAATGGGTGGAGCTTGGCCCACAGTTCCTCCTGCTTGTTCATTGCCTGTAAATCCTTGTTCTTGCGGTGCAGGTGCCTGCCCAGTTCCTATAGCTCCATTCCCTGTTCCAGCAGTGTCTTGCGGATTCATACCGGGAGGAACTTGCTGTGGTTGCTGCCCCTGTTGTGGCGGCTGTTGAGGTTGAGTAGCCTGAAACTGTTTAAGAAGCTCTGCCTGTATAGCTGCCTCTTCCATACTATTAGTAACCTTTTCAGGATCAAGCCCCATTGATTTTGCAATTTCAGCAATAATATAATGAAACTTAGCAAACGGAGCAAGAGCCTGATTACTAGCAACACCTAAGAATTGCATCAACCTCTGACTTCTAACTTCATTTGCCATTAAGCTTTCAGTGCCACGCGCCTTGACCTCTAAATCTCCCCTAAGATCGGGATCAAAATCAAACTGCATGTTAAACTGAAAGAAACCTTCACCCAATGGATGTAACAAATAATCGTCAACATTCTTAATAACATTTTTAATTGCGCCGGAAGCCGCACTCATTAACATACTAATGCCACTTGCCGTTCTACCTGTCCCCGCTACACCCGTTTGTCCATGAGCAAAGGAAGGAAAGCCAGTACTCTCATCCGAAAGCTGTCTAGCCTTATCAAATAACTGTAAATTTTCATTCGAGACATTAGGGAACTTAGTTCCAAAAATAGCCTGTCCCGGTGCACCACCTTGGCGTCTAAATACTTTACCGGGATAAACAGATAAATCCTGCCCCGGTACTAAATTAGTTTCGTCAACCTCTATAATTAAATTTCCTGACAATACCGCATTGTCTACAGACATACGCATAAAGCCATTCATAAGAGCTTGCGTATCATCCATATTTTCTGCAATGCCTACACCAAAGAAACTATAAGGATTTAATTCATAAGGAACAGCCATATAAGGAATACGTACAGGTTTAAATGGGTTTATAACTAACCTGATTATTTTATCCTGACACAGCCATATATTTGCCTGTACCTGATCAGCATCTTCAAATTCTTTAGGTAGGTCTACATCTTCAGAATCAAGATAATCTTTATCTAAAATACCCCAGTATTCTAGTACCTCAAATCTATCAACATCGTGATGAACCTCATAGTCAGCTAAGTCATCTTCCCACGATTCCTTAGTATAATGCTCACCTAATTCAACACATTCCTCAATTACCTTTTCCCTAAAGAAGGGCCTACGTTTTAGATTTCGTAGCTGCGTCCTACTCAACTTATGGCGCTCTACTACGTACTGAGCTTCGTCCATATTATTCGCATCTGGATCAGGGTAGAAATTCCAGACACTAACATGATTTAGTTGGGGGATTACTTTAATTTTAGGAATATAGTCGCCTGTCTCACTCCAATCGGGGTATTCTTTATTTACTGCAAATGGTCCTTTAATGACACCAGTTCCAAACAAAGCCATCTCAAATGCTGTACTGCGAAGATGTTTGGATGCATTGCTTTCTTCAAGCTGATCCATAATCTTTTTTTCCATCCTCTTAGCAGCTACCATAGCGGGGCTGAAAGTGGCTGAAGAAGGAGTACGTCCTACACCTTCCTTAACATCAATACCTTCTAACTTTTCTTCTAGTGGCCCCAGATTCAAGGTGTTAATAGTTGAGCCGGGAGCTAACTCATTACCATCATCCTTATGCCCATAAGGGCTTTTTAGTTGGTCTGGTTCCTTTGGATCAAAAGTTACATTCTCTGTAACGCCCTCTGGAAGAGTAGTGGGTTCAATACTTAGTGGGAATTTCTGTCCAGCAAATAGTACGTCTACAATTTGACCATAGGCAGCCAGCGTTTTTGTTTTAGTTACCTTAATAAAGACACGAGACTTTTCTGCTTCCGTGAATTGAATATCTTGTCCATACAAGCCGCGATAATTACGATAGGATTTCAGCCACCGCTCTTCGTCTGTGTCCCGAAAATTCTTTGCACGGGAATACCTATCTTGAACAAATCTAACGATAGGAGAATTGGTATAGATATCTTCTTCGTCTGAAGACTTTTTAATATCCTCCATAGCCAGTGCCTGCTCTTCAATTATTACATTGTCTTCTTCTTCGGCCATTTAATTTTCCTTAATACCCAAATGTTGCATCGGCTGGTGTATATCCCTTTGTCAACAAGTTTACGTCAAAATCAAATATATTAAATCTGGGTCGAGACATAATGCCGTATCGTAATGCATCATATAAATGATCTTCTGATTTTGTATCCACATCCTCTGGATTATTCTTATCAAGAGGCAGAGCAGGTAATTGAGATATTGTATTTACGCAGGTATTGAAAAATACCAATCTTGGTTCTTCTGTAAACTCATCTACCTGTAAACGTCTATGTATCTCGTTCTTACCTGATACTCTACTTCCTCTACTTCTATCTGAAGGACGCCACCGACATCCTTTTAAAATCATTTGCTCAGCTAAACTAGGCCCTGTATCTCCCCGTTTATGCCATAAGGAACTATCAAGTACTCCGTATTTAATTGTTCCGTCCGCTTGTTCTATATCTAAAATCATATCTGCTAAATCGGTAGCCAATACTTTAGATACGTATAATTCTCTATAAACAATCAACTGCTCATCAGGAGCGACAGTAAACCAAACTACTCCACTGTATGAACCGTAACCATAATCACATGCCCTAAACTTAATCCAACTAGAAGGTATATCAAACGGCTCAACTACGTGTATAGTTCTATCAAATTCTGTGAAGGCAGCACCTTCTTTAATATCCCAATCACCATTCAATAGTTGGCGTCTTTGTTGTTCTGGTAAGGATAAAAGCATAGCCTCATAATCACCAGATTCTGCCAAATACGGATTATCTACTAAGCTGGCAGGTATAAATTTGCGCTTAAATAGCGGCGCACCTTCTTTAGAATGTCCTTCTGGATAAAGTAGTTCTGTACCTGTTTCTATATCGGTAGCATTAAATGCTCTATTTGGTATAGAAGGGTCAATAAACATTTTCTTTACCCAGCCGTGCCCCCTACCTCCGGGGTTAGTAGTTGCCCTCATATAGATAGGTAAATCGGGGGCAGTGGACCGTAGACGAGATCGCATGTAATTCCATGCAAATGGGGTAGCCCATTGTGTTAACTCGTCAAAGCCTATCCAACTAAAAGCCAGACCCTGATAACGCGCTACATCCTCATCTCTATCCAGATAGGACATCCATAGACGCGCTCCAGAAGGCGCGACCCACTGCATCTTTCTTTCTGACCATTTAATTCCCGGCCAGATTTGTGGATACAGTTCTTGCGACTTAAATATTAACTCCCGCAACTCTTCTGTTGTATGGCGTAATAGTAAGCCGCTAAAGCTGGGATGCCCCATATAACGTAAAGGGTCAGCCAGCATCGCATATGATTTACCACCTCCTGCTGCACCGCCGTATAGTACTTCCCTTTCACTTGCAGCTAGAAATTCAGTTTGTGGCCCTTCATTCGGTTTGAAGATTACATGGTGTATATCTTCTATAGCTTCTTCTTTTTCTATGCGTATTTTACTAAGCTGTTTCTCTTGCGCCGGTTCTTTCTTTTTCGATTTCTTGCGCTTTGAGGATTGCCTTTTCCGCATAGTCTGCCCATCTGCGGAGGCTTGTAGCTTGATCTTTACGCTGTCGCTCATGGGCTAATCTTTTCCTTAATCCTACATGTGAGATATATCTTCCTGTACGAGTACTGAGCCAGTTAGCTATTTCTCTATATGAATACTGCTTTGTATATTTTCTAGCTTGCTCTAGTGCCTCTAATTCCAATACTACAGGTACTAAAACATCCTTATCTTTATCGTCTACACAATAACCAAAAGGAATTGTTCTAGCTATTCTAGGTATCTTTAGCCACTCACCCTCTTCCTTTAAGTCCGTAGGCTGGGGTAATTTCCAGACACCTACTTCTCTAGTCATCATCCGAAGTATTTTTAGCTGGTAGCAACATGATTCCACCAGAACTTTCTACTTGCAACTTCTCAGTTTTAACTAATCCGCTTCTATCCAATAGTTCTTTAGCGGCAGTCATCTTTTCTTTTATGCCCAATTCCGTAGGATCGGTTATACCACCAACCATTGCCATCGCTGCTCTTGGCGCATTACGAGCCATATATAACTGTGTAGCCTCTAGTACTTCATCGCGTAGGCCACGGATAATCTCTGTAGTACTTGTTTTCTCAGAATACCCAGCTATTAATTTAGCCTTTACAACATCGCCGCCAGCATCATCAAATAATGCTGCAAGAAAAGCTGCCTGTTTTTCTGTTAAGTTCTTGCTCATATTATTTAAATAATCCACCTTTACGATAGTCTTTACGACCATGCCTATAGGATGGTCCTATAAGTTTACCTTTGGCGGCTTTAGATTTTTTAGATTTTGGTGTAGTTAATTCAGGACCAGTAACTTTTTTCCTTTTAGATTTCGTTTCAGCCTTTGCTATACGATCTAAAAGTTCCTCTTCTGTTGTGTCTATACCTAGTTGCTTGAATATAGCCATAATACGCTTCCTATACTTTGAACTTTTTTCACTTGCCCACTTAGAATTTACACTTTTGCTTATTAATTTAAATGTTGCACCTCTATCCGGCTTACCTGTTTTCTTATTTATGACAATAGCTGGAGAAATACCTTCCTCTTCTGCCCATTCTTTTCCTACTTTAGATGGATGCTTC